GGCGAAGTGGCTCGAGGACGGCAATCGCACGGTCGGCTATACGCAAATCAATAGCGAGATCCTCGTCAGCACGGTCTTTATCGGCTTAGATCATCGCTTCCTTGGCAGCGGCCCGCCCATCCTATTCGAAACCATGGTTTTCGGCGGACCGCTCGACGGCGATGGCGGGCGCTACACGTCGTATGACGACGCGGAGGTCGGGCACCGCATGATGGTCGCCAAGGCGCGCGCCGCCATCGGCCAGCGCGTGGAAACAGCCATATGAGCGCCGACGTAATCCACAGCAAGCTGGACGGCACGGTCGCCTATGAGAGCAAGGGCGACAACGGCAAGGTCACACTCGTATTCAGAGAGGTCGGCACCCGCCGCTGCGGCGACTGCCAGCTCTGTTGCAAGCTGCTGCCGATGCCGCTGCCGCACTACAACAAGCCAGCGGGCGAGCGCTGCCAGCATCAAAAGCATGGCGTCGGCTGCGCCATCTATGCGCGGCGGCCGATGTCGTGCGCGACCTGGACGTGCCGCTGGCTGGTCAACGACGACACCGCGGATCTGCGCCGGCCGGATCGCTCGCGCTATGTGATCGACGTCATGCCCGACTTCGTGACGCTCAGGCCTGATGACGGCAGCGAGCCCTACAACGTGCCGGTGGTTCAAATCTGGTGCGATGCTAAAGCGCCCGAGGCCTGGCGCGATCCCGCGCTGCTGGCCTATCTCGACCGCCGCGGCCAGGACGGCACCGCCGCGCTGATCCGCTACGACAACAAGCGCGGCATTACCGTTTTCCCGCCGTCAATGACCGGCGACACTTGGCGCGAATACCGCAACGGCACCTTGCGGGCAGAGCACACCATGGCCGAAAAGGTCGCCGCCATCTCGACCGCGCCGAAGATCGTGCCCAAGCAATAACCGTCACGGAGACTCGTTCAATGTACGCTCTCTGCCATAGCACATGCGCCGGATGCCATCGCATCTTCGGCTACAATCCGCTGCGCGTGCCCAGCATTGTCATCAAAGGCTCGCGCGAACCCATCTGCGCCGACTGCGTCGAGCGCGTAAACCCGATCCGCATCGCGAACGGTCTTGAGCCGATCGAGCCGCTGCCCGACGCATACGAAGCAATCCACGAGAGCGAGCTGCCGCTCGATGACTGAGCCAGTGGACGATATTGAATTCATTGTGGCGCCGCCGCTGCGGCCGGAAATGCGCGCGATGTTCATCGAATTGGTCGACCAGCTCGTCCCCGAAAACGAGCGGGAACTGTTCGGCGAGGCCGGTCATCCGGGCAAGGAAATTGTTCCCAGGAGCTAAACCATGGCAATAGGGCCAGGCAAATACGATGATGTTTGCACGATGGTCCGCGAGCGCGTTGGCATTGGCGATGATAGAGGCGGCGGTGTGTTTGTGATCGTGGTTGGCGGCAAGCTCGGCGACGGCTTTTCCTGCCAATGTGATTTGCAGACAATGACGAGACTGCCCGACATGCTGCAGCATATCGTGGATCAAATGCGCGACGACATGAGGAACGTGGCGGGTTAATCCTTTGCGCTCAAATAAAAAGGCCGCCGCCCGTAGGCGACGGCCCGTGTTGATATTCTGAGAGCCTTACGAGCGGAGTAACCTTAGTCGAACTCCGCCATCCATACACCACTGAAATAGCCGTAAGCGGCAAGCGCCAGCATCAACACCACCGCAACCACGAAGATGATGAACGCCATTTTTGTCGAACGATCCATCGATTGCCGTCCCCTCATGACTGATTGCTCCTAACCTTTACGGAGCGGAGGTCCGAAGACTTGCCAGCCGAGCAGCACGAACAGCACGAACAGCAGCAACGTGCCGCCAATCACACCATACGTGCCAGCCACAAAGGCGAAGTGCACCGCCAGCCCGAACACAAACCAGATCAGCATGATTACCCAAAACGCTAAACCGAGAGTCATGACGACCTCCTCCTTAGCGCGCGAGCAGAACCATCACGATCACCACGATGGCGACGATCAACGCGAACCACGCGAGGTTATGGGCAAAGCGCCGCCAGGGTTGGAGGCGCTGGCGCTTACGCATTTCCTGTGATCACCACATGCGCACTGCCGGGAGGATCGATCGTGATGGTGATAGTCGCGATCACCGGCTCGGGCTCGGGCGGCACCGGGATCGGCTCGGCTTCCAGCACCAGCTCTTGCACCGCAAGTAGCAAAGTATCGGCGTCCTTGTTGATCTCGACTTCCTTGCGGTTGATCGGTCCCCAATGCTTGCGCAGCTTGCGCATACCGATGCCAGTGACGAAGGCGGCGAACGCCGGCGAGAACTTGGCCAAGAACTGATAGCGAGCGCCGTCGCCGCTGCCAAAGCTGCTGAGCCCCGCCGCTGTCGGGCTCAAGCCTTGCTGGAATGACGGGAGGAACCCATTCGGGTCTTCCCAATACTCTGTCAGCAGCGGCGCAATGTTCGAGCTGCACGAGCTGATATTCCACGATGTCTGGAACAAGCCCGCCTCGCACGTTTCAGATGATGTGTTCGAGGCAGTGGTGTCGCGCCCTTCATAGTATTCGCCGGACGACTCGCGCATCCCGAGCCCGACCATCATCACGAACAGGTGCCGCAGGGTGTCATAGCCCGCAGTCAAATTGTCCATGCCCTTGGCGGAGAACTCGCTGCGATACCACGTCAGCGCATCGGTCTGATCGTCGGAGCGCTGCGCCTGCGCCATCTCGACAGAACGCGGCAACCCTTCCTGCAATTCCAGCACCGCCACACCGAACGCATTGGCCATGCCGTTGAGATAGGCGCGTGGTGCTTTGCCGCGATCCTTCCACGAGTAGTTTACCAGCGGAGACTTGCCGACCAGATCGATGATGGCCGCGCTCAACTCTGGTGGCACTAGACCGTCGTCGCCTTCGTCCATGCGCGCGTCGAGATCATCGACCGCCGCCCATGTGGCGTCGCCGACCACGCCGTCGACGCTCAACTTTGCTGCCGCTTGGAAGCTCTTGACCTGTGCATCAGTGATCGCGCCGAAGTCGCCATCGGCTGGGACGAGGCCGAGCGACGTCTGCAACGCCGCGACGTCCGGCCCCTTGTCGCCTTTCTTGAGCTCGCGCCGCTCGGCTGGCGGCACCGGAGGCACTGGGCCGGCTGCGCTCGGCCACACCAGCGCGATCACGCCGCTGATCGGAAAACTCTGCGTGTTGATGGCGTCGGACTGATTGCCGCCGCGGCAGACATAGTTGCTGCCCGACGTGCTCTCGTAGAGCGTGACATGCCCACCGCCCGATCGCGTCATCACCACAATGCAGCCAAGCCGCGGCGACGCCAGCCGCACATAGCCGGGATCGCTCGCCCAGGCCTGCGCCCATAGGAACTTGTCGGTGTCGGTTGGGCCGAACACCGGCCGGATGCCGGCCATGGTCATGCAATAGGCCACGGTGAGCCCGCACCACGGCACCGAGTCGTGATTGTACTGCGCGCAATAGTCGGTCATTTCTGGATAGTGCTGCGCGATCTCGTCCGCCATCGCCATGATCTTCGGATTGTCGGCGTCGCCCGGCGTCTCGACGATGCCAGTCATGGCGCGCATGACCGTCAGCCATTCCGGTGTTTCGTCGGCGCGTGTGCGCGCAACCGCCTGTGGTGCCGCCATCATCATCTCCTGAATGTTCGGAAAATTCTTAAGTCGCGCGGCGATTCACCCAGCATGGCAATCCGGTGGCGCCCACGCCGCAACCGACTTGCTTGCCCTCAGATATGCCGCGACACCATTGGTAACTCCGGTCCGAGCCCGCTCGGGCTGGCCGCGATCATCCCGCATCCAGACCTCGAACAAATGAACCACATGATTCTTGAGAGCAGTGTCCAAAGCCTCGGACATGATTGTACGGACGGTCTCTCGTGTCGTGGGATCAGTACAAACAACCGGCGTCGATTCCGCGCTCGCCATCTCGAACCCAACATTGGGCAGTTGCGGCGGGGGACAGCACATCCCGAGCAGCAGCGCCAACCCTAGGGCTGCTGCTGTTTTTCCCGGACCGTTATATTTTGACATGCGTAAACCAGCTTCTCCCAGCGATCGATCTCTGCATTCCATCGCTCGCTGATTTTTAACGACACATACCCCGAGAAGCCCATAAACAACACATTGAAGATCACAAGCGCCAAAATCATCGGCGTCGACTTGAGCGCCTCGATCGTAGCAGTGGCCGCCTTGCCGGCTTCTTCGGGGACACCTGGGTTCATGTTGGCGGCTCCAATGATCGAACACTTTTACAGGCTGGTGCTATAGTTTATATTGAGCTGGTCACCGTTCACCACCGCCTTGTCGCCGGTGTTAAACGTGCCGGCCGACCACAGCACGCCGCCGGTGTTGTCCTTCGTGTTGACCGCGCCGCTGCCGTAGCAGATGAACGCACCCTTAACGGTCCCGGTGCTGGTGATGGCGAACGACAGCGCCGCCGACAGCGCTTTTGATCCCGCGGCGGCGGCCGACCACACTGCAGTCTTGCGATTGCCGGAATAGGTTGGCGCGTTGGTGCCGCCGGCCTCGAGCCAGCCGGCATGCGAGGCCATGGTGTCGCCCGCCGCCACCGCCGAGTATGAGGTCGACGAGATCATGCCCATGAACGGCCCGGTCACGGTATAGGCCGAGCCACCGAGGAAGGTATCAAGCGCCAGGTTCTTGCCGACGGTCTGCACGACGTTGTCGATCACCTCACGCCATTTGAGCTTGCCGTCAGCGCCGATGCATTCGACCTCGTAGCGGCCGTGCGCCTCGGCGCACTCATCGATACCTGTGCCGCGGATCACAGAAGCATCCGCGTTCGCGCGCGCCTGTGCGCGTTCCTCATGCATTGGAATTCTCCCTTTGAAAGAATCAGGTCAGCGTGACGAGCGGATCGATGTAGAACGTGCTCGATGCTTTCGCGCATTTCACGCGCGCGTAGATCCAGCCCTTTTGCTGCGGCGTGAATGTCACCGCGAGCTTGAACTTGGTGGTCGAGCCGCCCCAGGTCGCCGAGCTCGAGGTCTGGCCGGCGGCGCTCGCGAGCAGGTTGGCCTTGCCGTCGTTGACGAACGAGGCCTGCGGCGAGCTGGCATCCCCGAGGTATTCGACATCGAGCCAGACGTCGTCGTCATTCGGCACCGCGCCGCCGCCCCAGATGCCTTCGATCGTCGCCGTGACGGCCGAGCCGACGGTGTCGTTCCAGATCGCGATCGCCGGGCATTCGAACGGCAGCGAATATGTACAGGTGCTCGTCGTGACGATCTTCCAGGCGAGCGGCGTCGTGCCATCGGTTGCGCCGCCGGTGCGAACGATGGTGGTTTCTTCGGTGAGCAATCCCGTGATGCGGTGCCGCTGCACGGTGTAGTTCACGCCGGACGCGCCACAGCGAACGAAATCAATGTCCGGCGCGCCATAAGCACCGGGCACCGTGGACTTGGTCACCGCGGCATCGAGCTTGCAATCGACGAAGCGATAGGCCGCGCCCTGCGAGTTGCCGGTGTCTGCGATGGTCTTGCCGCTCCCGGCCGCACTCAGATCGACCCCGAGGCATTCGACCGAACCACCCCGCGCAGCACCAACTGTGAACAGCAGGGTCGGAATGCTGCCGAGCAGTGCCGACGCCGTGTTGCGCCAGATCAATCGCGCGTAGGTCGTGATGTTGTTGAGGACGTGCCCGAAAGACACCGTCGTATTGTTGAGTTCGACCAATTGCCCGCCCGCAGTCGGGCTCCCGAACTGGATATTGTTGCTCCCGACGTTGAAGGCGTTGCCGATCCGCAGCGAGCAATTGTCGAACCGCATCACCACGCCGGTGACCGTGCCCACAATGATCTGCGTAGCTCCGGTCGAGCCGCTGCCGGCGTTAAAGATGATGCCGTCATAGTGCGTACTGCCGACAAAGGTGATGTTGACGGCGCCTGTCGCTGAAACCTGCGCCGTCGCTCGCCGATCGGCCGACACCGGTGGCACCGAGCCGCCGCGATCGACGCAAACCACCTTGGTCGGATTGACGGATGTGCCCGACGACGTAAGCGTCAGCGAGCCGGCGGTCGACTCCGCATGGTCATGCGCAACATAGAGCGTGTCGCCCGCGGCCTCGGTCGCGAACGCGGTCGTGAGCGTGGTGAACGCATTGGCCCAGCTCGATCCATTGTTGGAGCCGGTCGCCCCTGACCAGACGTAATAGCTTGCCATCAGATGTTGACCTGGGTTCCGAGCACGTTGGCTGCGCGCGCCACGCTCGGGTTGACATAGACCGGCATCGGACCCGCGAGCATCGCGCTCCGCGTCGGGATGACGCCGGTGGTGCCGTCCACCGTCGCAGCGGCGGTCACGGGTTCATCGACCGCGGCGACATAGGCGAGGCCAACATCGAAGCTATCGCCCGCGCTCGTCGCCTCGACCATGATCTCGCCGAGATAGGCGTCGACGATGTCGTCGACCGAAGCCGGGTCATCGACCAGCGTGGCGAAAACAACATTCCCGCTTCCGAGCGAATCCGCCGCCTCCGCAAATTCCACAAGCAGGGCAGCGATTGGCTTGCGCCGCGGGCGCATGCTGACATTACAGACGAGCATTTATCGCACTCGCCACGAAGCTGAAGGCGTCCAAGCTCAAGTCACCTCTGCGGATCGCGTCAACGACATGGGATGGAATGCCATAGCGGCCAGCCAGAACGTCCGCCGGCTCGGTAGAGGCCTTGATCGCCTCGATGTCCGCTTGCTGTCGCGCGTGATCGCTCACTTGCCGACCTCCGGCTCGGGTTGGTAGCGCTCGATCCCCGCCACCGGAATGAATTGCCCTTCGGGTTTCACGACTCCATCGATATCGATCCCACAGCTTCCGGTGTTCAGTCCTTTTTTCCAATTGTTCGTTAGGTGCAACCTGATATCGGGCTGACCGAGCACTTCTTCCGCGACGCTCATTTTCTGCGGCTTGCCCTCGGCGGTAATGAACAGGCGGCGGTTTAGCAGTTCGCCGGTATCGAGCGTTTTGCCAAACCAAATCTGCAGCTCGGCATGGTCGGAACCGAGGTTGTGATCGAGATGATGCTGCGATCCGGGAATGCCGATCGGATGATTTGCGATCGGGATGGAAAACGACTGGCACTCATAACTCGGCGGATCGAAGTTTCTGGGATCTGCCGTGGTGATCGGATCGACAATGCCCGGATGTAAACCAATCTGCCCCATATACATCGTCGGAAATAACTGATCCTCCCAACCTGTAAGAGCGCGGAAGCCGCTTGCCGTCCTACGCGACACCCACGCACGCCCTGGCATGCTATCTCGCGGAGCGCCCATCTGTGAACGTAGGTAAGCGTTTTGCGGAACGATATCATTTGGACCGAGTTTCAACTCGTCGCGCGACCAAAAATAGCCGAGCGTCTCCCACAAATTAACTTCGTCAGTGCCAATCCCGTTAAGCTCGCCCCCGATGTATGGGGTTGGGAAAGGATTTTGCAGGTCGCCGTCCGTCAGATTGCGATCATTCAACGCCAGCCATGCCTTGCAGCCGGTGGACGAGCTTACGATGAAAGGTGCGACAAACTGTGTGGCATCGCGTCCCTTCGAGCCTTGGACCACTTTCACCGCGCCGCTGATGTCAAAAGAAAACAATAAGTGGTTCCAGTCGTTGTTCACTGAGCCGGCGTTGAATTGGAAATATTCGGGCCATGCGCCCATCAGTTGGTTGGATTGATCCGTGTACTCGAATTCCCAGCCCGCCCAATATGGCCCGATATAGGTCCAGTACGTCGGGTCCAAGATCACTCTGTTGTCAGGATTGCCGGTGGCATAGGCGAACAACGCTTTCGCCTCTCGTGCGATGTACATATAGCCTTTGTACTGGGCTCGGGTGTTGGTCTGCAGAAAGATTTTAAGTTCGCCTTTCTCGGTTACCGCGATAAACGATTGCGGGACTATCGACCTTTGCTCCAAGCTATCATCGTCGATCTGAATATTGCATACCGGCAGTTTTCCATCATTGCCGAGTGGCGTGCCGGCTTTGGGCGGGCCGACATTGTTGGGCCAAGTAAGAAAATGCGGATAATAGGGCGGAGGAAATTGCCAATAGCGGAAAGTAATTCCATCCTCTAGCACGCCATCGAATGTGCTGATCTGCTTAGATACCCACTTGCGAAACTCGTATTTCAGATCGGGGTCGCCGAAGCTCAGAAGAAAATTGAACTTATCGTGCGGCAATATCCCCACCTGTCCCAGCATAGATTGATTGGGTTCAGGCATGTGCGCCAGCGGCGGCTGGGGAGGAATGAGCGCAGGCGGCGCTCGCCAATTGAACGGCGCCATCACCGTCCCGTAGGGGTCCCAGAGGACAAAGGCATCCACAATTCCGGGAGGAAGCGGCACCCCGGTTTTCAAAGGACGGCAAAGGTTTTGCACCTGCGTACCTGGCCAATCAAGCTCGGCCCATAGCTTGTCGGGGGCATGGATAGGGGGATTAGCCCGACCCGATCTTGCGCCTTTGAACCACAGGGAGATGATTGCTTTGTCGACATTCGGCAGCGGACACTGCCGCATTTCCAAATAGCTCAAGGCACTGTTTCCCTGGTTCGCCGGTTCCGGGGGGTTTGCCGCAGCCCGATCGTGTTGCTTGCTGTTTGCGGTTGTTCCGCATCCTCATCGTGTGGGCCGAATTCCACAGCTAGGCCGCTCTCCCAATGAACGTTGACGACCTGCGTCAGGAAATCGAGCCCAAGGCCGGCCATCATCAGATATCCGTGCGGATGAACGGCAGCGTCACCGACAAGTCAGCAGGCTCAGCGTTGTCGGACTGCGTGACCCGCAACGCATAGCGGTCGCCCTCGGCAAAGTCGGTGGCGGCTGGAATGTTGAAGTCGCCTGCCTGCCCGCCGTCGCTGTCCATACTGCCGCCAGCATCGAACGTAATGGTACCGATCTCGATGCCGTTCTTTTCGATCGAAAGAATAATATCGGTGGCACCTGTGCCATCGTTGCCGACATCGAGACGGGCATAAGCGCCCTCGTCCCCGCTGCCCAGGTTCATGGTCCGGTTGGCAATGCCTTGGAACAGCAGCTCGCCGGTCGTGCGCTGAATGCTGCCGGGCACGAAGATCGCGGCGTCGTAATTCACATCGTTCAGCGGCATCCATAGCTGATAGAGCCGATTGTTATCGGTCGAACCGTCCGTCGCATTCGGATCGAATGGCGCTGGCGGCGCTGGTGTCGTATGATTTTCGAGCACCTGATAGAAGCCATTGTCCGCGGTGACCATCTGGCCGCGCATATACGGCGTGTTGTTAGTCCAGTTTCCTACATATTCGAGCGTGGCGACCGGCAGCGGAATGACTTGCGACGTTCCGTCGGTGAAGTGAAACGTCATGCTGTTGGAGGCATAGGTTACAAAGTCGATGCGCTTGCCTTCGGCCAGGTCGGCGTTCAGGCTTACAATGCGCTGGTCGACATCGTAGAAATTGCCGTCGACTTGCGCCGCGCTGTTCGGCGTGCCGGTGCCGGCACCCCACGCCCCGGTGGTGACGTAGACGATCGTCATTCGCTCGCCCCTGCGGCATCATTCTTTTCGACTATGTCGCGCTTTCGGATTTCAACACTGTCGGATTCATCAACCTTCTTATAGTAAGAAGTCTCCTCGATGCCGAGGCGCTGCGGCCGCGGCAGTCCCCCGGCATCGTCAAGCCTCGGGACCGGATCACCTTCTTGGCGACGCATCTTGATCCGGTTGGCGGCTTTCACATCGACGAAATTATCTTTGTTGACCGTGCCATCATCTTCCACTTGATAAATCCGCACCTCATCGCTGCGGCGCTCGGTTTCAACCGGCTTGGATTTCGAGGTAGAGACGCTCGTGCTATGCGAAAGCTGGACCGGAAAACTGCCGCCGCCGGTGATAACGCACATGCCCTTCTCGGGATCGTCAGCGGGCGGTAGCGAACGCGCCGGCGCCGGTCGGATGTCGGGAAAGACGACTGGCCGGACGACAACCTCGAAGCCCCCCGCCATCACACCGCCTCCAGATCGTAGCCGGTCGGGACCATCAGGTCGGTGACCTCGATCTCGTAGTCGCTGGAGAACTCGCGGGTCATGCTCTTGAGCTTGAAAGTCGCCCGTGTTTCGTACTGCTTGAGCATGTTTTTGAAGGCTTCGTTTTGCGCCGCAAGCGCATCCGTTGTATTGCCAGCGGGATCGGCTTGCACTCCGCCGATTTGACCCCAAGGCGCAACATCGGCCTTGAGCTTATCGTGCTGTTCCAGCGGCCCGAATACGACGGCAAGCGGAGTATCGATCACATCCTCGACTCTGAGAGCGGACAGCAAGTCGAGGCCGTCATCGTTCGGATCGGCGGCCGGCGGCGAATAGCCGACCGACGTATCGAGCGGAAACAGCACCGTCCGGTTGATGAACTGCTGATAATCGGCACCGGCATAATCGATGGTGCAATAGGTCGGCGTCCCGTCTGCTGCTGCCACGGTGCCGCCGCGGCCGATGGTGCAGCCGATGCGAACCTCGCAATTGATGCGGCCATCCGAGCCGTCCAGCGCGAGCGAATAGGCGATGATCTTGCCCAGCGCCTCGCCCACCCGCGGCTCGGCCAGAAATGCATTCTTGCGCAGGGTGATTTCCGCCATGCGCGCGAGCTTGGGCGCGAACGCGATCTCGACCACCCGCGCCCGCATCATCAGATTTGCCCGCGCCAGCGCGATCAGGTGCTCGAGGCTTTGATTGCCGCGCTCGGTCGCGATGTAGGACCGTCGCCGCGGGTCGCCGATCGGCGTCCCTTCCTCTGGGTCGCTCAGATTGACCGAGCGGACATCGTCGATCCGCAGCGCCTCGCCATCCTCGGGATCGGTCAAGATGGGCTGCACATCGGCGAACAGCGAGAACGACACCCGCTCGGTGCATTGCCGGTGGGCAATCCAGCCCGCGACCAGTTTCGGCTGGAATGCCTGCATGGCGAAATAGGATTCGGTCCATGACGAGCTGTAACTGGATGACGATGTGTAAAGTAAACCATCGCCATCCGTGGACATCGTATAACTCCAATGAATATCGGGATTGAGAGCAGCCCCAGCCGGGATAAGGCTCGTCTGATGTCCCGTCGAGAGCGCCAGATAGCTGTCTGTTTTTGAAATAGTGGTCTGGACGCCGCTCCCATCGGTGTTTTTTACGATGGACCCATATCCGGTCTCCTTGCTCTTGACAGTCAGATCGACCAGGTCGTGAGCTTCCCCGAAGGCGGCGACCCAGCCGTCGCCGATCGCCGCGCCGGTCTTGGGCCAGTCCCCGGCCGACATGGTGTAGGACTGGATTTCGCCATTGATTGCGCCTGGCCAGTTCGAAACCAGATAGTTCGTCAAATCGACGGTGCCGAATCCCTGCTGGGTCCAAGTGTATTCGGCGGCAACGTCGACGCGCGACAGCGGTCCGCTGGTGAGCGTCAGGCCGAGCCCGTCATAGAGCACTTTGCCGTCTTCGCTCGCGCCGTCGAATTCGACCAGGCCATCCTCGCCGGTGATCTCGTCCGAGACGGTGACCACATAGGTCTCGCGGTCGTAATGCCAGATCTTGGTGTAGCCCTCGAGCACAACATCGGGATCGCTGCGCCGCGCCTTGTCGATGACCACCTCGTCGTAGTACGGCAGCACCCGCAGCGTATCGGCCAGCGCTTCCTTCTGCGCCACGACATCGACCGGCCGCGCGACGAATTCCAGCGTCACCAGTTCCTCGAATATGCTGGTCGGGATGCCGACCAGGCGGCCGCGAAACTTCATCAGCGCCGGCCCGCAGTCGAGCGCGAACCATGCCCAGATCTTGCGGCCGGGACCGAGCAACCCGATCGGATCGCCGGCGGTGTTTTGCGGCCGGCGGACGACGGCAGTCAGGCTTGCGGGATCGCCCTCGTCCTGCTTCAGCGTGAATGAAAATATGCTCTCGTCCCAGCGCATATGCTCAGGCCCGAACGTGGTCTCGCTCGCATCGACCCAGGCGAAATAGGGCAAGCCCGCAGGCATCGCTCAGACCGTCCTCTGCTCGGCCTCGAGCTGCCACGCCACTTCGGCCGCCCACTCATCGCGCGAGGTATTCCAGGCGGTGACCTTGGCAAGAATGATCAGCACGTCGCCGGTCGTGTTGGCGGCACCGAGGCCGGGAATACAGGTGATGGTGACATCCTGGCCGGGCCATACATCGGTGAGCTCGGGCGCCTCGTGATCGGTGCAGGTAATCGTGACCTTGTACTGCCGGAACTGCGCCACCGAGATGTCGGCCAAGGCACCGCGGCAGTCGCGCGCCACGTTGGCGGCCTGATCGATCGGCGCGAGCGTCATGGTGATGCCGCGCACGGCATATTGCGAGAAGTCGATGTCGTCGATCGCGAGCAACGTGTAGGGCGGATGCGCCATCAGGAATACCGGCTGGGCTTGCGGCCGCCCGAACGAACCTGCGCCAGTGCCGCCGCCCGGTGCAACTGGTCGACCACGTCGGACGAGGCGCGCAGGCCGCCGATCGCCGGCAGGCCGGGGAAGGCGATGGTGACATGGCTCATGCTGCCGACCGCGCCGCCACCGGCAAACGCCGGCATCGGTCCGCGGACCAAGCCGCCGAGCGCAAAGCGGTTCATGCCATTGAGCACCGCCGACAGATTGCCGCCCGAGCGCCGCAGCGCTTCCAAAAAGCCGAGCACGCCAGGCTGCGCCACCGCTCGCGCCGGGGTGATGAACTCGCCGCGCGAGAGCCAGGCCAGATTGCTATCCGAGGTGCCGCTGCCACGGCCGCCGAGCAGCCCGCCGCGGGCCATGCCGCCGTTGTCACCGGCTGCTGCTGGTGCCGGGGCGCTAGGCTTTAGCCCGATGAACTGCAGCAGCTTGTCGATGGCGCCCTGGATCGCGCCGATCAGCGCATTCCATGCCGCCACGCCCAGACTCGAGATGTTGTCCCATGCAATGCCGGCGAGCGAGGAAGAAAACGTCTGCGTCTTGGCTGTCGCCTCGTCCGCTGATGCACCAAACGACGTGAACATCCCCGAGGCTTGTTGCCCGGCCTGCGCCGCCTGTTGGCCGGCCTGCGACGCCACGGTCCCAAATTGCGTGAACAGCGTCGACACCTCCGCAGTTTTTGTCCCTACTTGTTGAAGCGTAGGTGTAACTTGCGTGAGGGCCGCAATGGCTGCATTTACATATCCTTGGATCGGATTGAACGCCAGTTGCGCGCCGATGAGAAATGTTTGCCAGGGAGTCTGCTGCAGCTTTGCGCCTAACAACTCAACGGCCTGGGCCGCAACATTGAGCCCGACGGTCAACTCCGGCGCAATCCCGAGCGTATTAAGTCGGCCGAAAGAACTTTCTAGACGATTGAGGGCTTGACCAAGCTCGGTGGCTTTTTTGGCGTCTTCCGCAGAGATCAGCCCCGCCCCGAATTGTCCGCTTATCTTGCTGCCAGTTTGCAAGATTCGGATCAGTTCCGCTCCAGCCTGCCCCAATTCTTGAACCGCTAATTTACTGCGCGCTGCACCGTCCGGCATCTGCTCCAACTGCCGGACGAACGCTTCGAGTCCCTTGACCCCCTGTTCGGATGCCAATTTGCTTTGCAGGATTTCCCCAACGCTTTTCGCCGAAACCCCGGCCAGCTCCAGACCTCTGCGAAACTGATCTACTTTCTCAATGCCAACGCCCAGCTTAATCGCTTGGTCATTGACCTTGTTAACCTCGCTCGCGAAAGCGATCGCTGCCTTGGTCGCGGCAGCAAATGCCCCGACAATCGCCGTACCGACGAGAGGTGCTGCCGTGGCCACCGCCGCTAGGGCGGTCTCGACCGAGGTGATGCCATTAACCAGGGTTTCTAGCCTAGCGGCGCTCGCAACCGCTCGCTGAATCTTGTCGATCGCGTCGACGCCGGTGACGCCCATCTCCTGCAACTTCGCCGTGACCTCTTCCGGCTTGATCTGTTTGAAGCCGCCGGCCTGCTCCGCCGACTTGGCGATGTCGGCGAATGCCTTCTGCCCGGCCTCGCCGATATCGGCGAGTTGCTTCGCGATCTGGTCGCCGCCCTCGAGCGCGATCTGGATCGATAGTTTCTCAGCCATCTAGTTATCCTTGAAGTGCTTGATGAACAGTTGCGCGATCTTCGCCGCGTGCTGCTTGACGATCTCGGTTATGCGCCACTTCTTCGGGATGCGAACCGACGGCACGCCGATGTAGAGCGGCTTGCGATGACGGTCTTTGTCACTGGCATCGAACAGCATCGGCTGGCCGCGCACGGTGGCCGAGACCAGCTTCTTTCCTGATCGACTGGCCGACGGCCCGCCCGGCGTCGTCGGTATCCATAGCAGCGGCTTGCCCTGGATCGTTGCGCCATGCTCGAACACGCCGGCCATGCCGAATTTATGAAAGATGATGGCCTTGGCCTGCAGCGACGGCTCGCCGCCTTCCTGTGCGTCTTGCGTGCGATATTGCAATCCCGACTGCCACTTCGGCCCGAACTTACCGGCGCCCGCTATGTTGCTGCGCCCCTCCTGCACCGCATTGGCGGCAGTCTCGCGCAGGGCCGCAACCGCAGCCGTGGCCACCGGCCGCTGTTTGTCGCGGATCATCTTGAGCCAGGCCGGCTGGTCGACCGTGACCTTAAACTTTGCGGCCATCGCTTGATCCGATGATGTCCTTGCGCGCCTGTTCGATCGCCTTGCTGTCGCCCTGTGCGGCGATGGCGGCGATCATCAGCGCGTCGGCCCGCTCGAAGCGGTCGAGCTTGTCGCTGAATTCGAGATAGGCGCCGATCTGTCGCGGCGTCAGCGTCATTGCATAGTCGGGCGGGAATCCGTGGCGGATGAGGGCAGTGATGGCGATGGCGATTTCCGCAAGCGCACTGTGATGACCTTTGCCTTTTTTTCGACTACCCCGATCATGAGCGTCATCATTACTTCGATGAACGAGGTGATCCCGTTTGGGAATGTCAGCCCGATGATCGCCTTCAATAGTCTCAACTGATATTCCACCAGCAGCGTGCCGGCATGCTGCTCATATTTCTCATCGCCGAGATGGCCGCAACCGGCCGCGATGATAGGCCCGATCGCGCTACCGAACCGCTCGATCAGCCGCGGCCCGAGATTGGCACTAGCGCCCCCGAGCAGCATCCCGAGTTCGGGGAAGCGCGCCACAATGGATGCGATGGCATTGCCATGCAGGCCATGCACGATGACCCGCTTGCCCTCAATCTTGACGACCTCGACCGCGGTCGAGGGCGCAATGTCCAGAAGGTCCGCCATGGTTGTTCCTACGCCGTTGTGTCATCATCGCGAATGGTGAAGATGCCGAAACTGCCGTCGTCACCCTTCTGCACTTCAGCCTCGATTTCCAGGACTGAAAACTCATCCTGATCGGTGATGAAGCTGAACTCACCAGATGGCACGACCGAAATCGTACCAATAAAATCGACGTGCTGGCCGATGTCATTGGTGCCGACAACCTTGACCTCGCCGACGATCTCAATATTCTTAAAAGCGCTGACGGTAGTATTACCATCAGTGTCGGTGCCCACCTCACCGAGCGTAAAGATGCTCAGATTTTGTCCGTTTATCTCGTCGAGCGTGAGCGTGATCGTCGCGCCGACCTGGGTGATTGCCGTGAAGTCCTTGGTCTTGACGCCCTCGCGCGATGAGAAGTGCTCGAGCTTCTCGACCGTCGGCGCCCAGACAAACGACGGCGCATTGCCGAGATCAATGAAATCCGTGGCACCGTCCTGCTTGAACGAAACAATTCCCTTGCCGATATGATAGTTCTGGACATTCGGTGACGCAGGCATGGCGCGCTCTCCTTTCTAGAGATCGTCGGGCTGAAGCGTGTACTTGAACTGAAGATTTACCTTGAGCGCTCCAAACATCGAACGCTCCCAACCAAGATCGGTCTGGCAACCAAGATATCGGATCGTCCCATTGCCGCGCCGTCCAGTCTTGACGATCTGGTCATTGAGTTCAGTGTCGTAGAGCACCGCCTTGACGAGTTGGCGCCGTAGAACGCTGATGTCAGGGCCAACTTGCGGCGCAAGCTTGAAAATGACGATCTCGGGAGTCATCGTTGTCACTATCGGCTTATTCGATGGACGCATTGATGCATCATTTGCATCGTTGGTTTCCTCATCGCCATCGAGCACAGCCGCGGCCGGTAAATCTTCCTCGATCAGATCGACATAATTGCGATAGACCTCCTTGAAGTCTGCCACGCTATCAACGATAGCGACGAGCCGCTCCAAGATTTGCTCGCGAATATCGATCATGGCACTGCCATAAGCAGGAACAGAACTTCGCCGAAGTCCTCGCCGTTCGGACTGCCGGTCAATTCATAGGATCGCACTGTCCAACTGCGGCCATTGAACGTCAGCACCGAACCTTTGTATTCCTCGCGCGCGATGCCTTTGCTATCGAGTTCGGGAATGCGGGCATAGGCACCAGGCCCGACACTGCGCACCTCGACGCCGCCACTCGTCAGCGTCTTTCGTCGGGTGTCATCGATCACGGTGATCGCTATCTCGCCCGCGGTTCCGGCCGCGGTCAGCGTCGCCGGCACGCCGATCTCGGCATAGACCGGATCGTACAGCAGCGCGCTATAGTCGATCATCGCCATTCCCGTCGGAACGCGAACGTCCCGATATCCTCGCGGCCGAGCTCGGTCTCGATATTGCTTTCCGACACCAGCGCGAAGCCGCACAGTTTCATCGCATCCACCAGCCCATCGCGGGAAAAATACCAGCAATGTTCGTCTGGTTTGAAATGCTTGGAACGCAGCGCGTGCTCGGCGTCACGGAATATCGGCAAGGACGCAAACACCCAGTCCTTCACGTTGGCCA